GGCAAATAAATTGGGATTATCAGTGCATTTCATTCAAAGAGATGGGAGTGAGTGGGAATGGCCAAGAGCATAATACAAAAGCACACGGATCCAATCAGCAGAGAGTGCTTTCTTTGCAGAGAGGAGGCAGAGAGCATTGGATATTATGGAGAGCTGCCACACACGGGATTACATAAACATCATTTTTTAGGAGGTACGGCCAATCGCAAGAAATCAGAGCATTTTGGATTGTGGGCGTATGTATGTGAGAAAAAGCATCATGAGCATGGCCCTGAGGCTCCTCATGTAAATGCAGAGGTGGCAAAACATTTGAAACAGATTGCACAAAGAGCATTCGAGAACAAATTTGGCCATGAAATGTGGATGAGCGAGTTTGGAAAGAACTATTTGGAGGATAACGATGAAAAATAAAATTGTGCCAAGTATGGCGTTGGTTGATATGAGTGATGTTAGGTTGCCGATGATTGTAATTTGCAAACAACCTGCAGATTTTCCGGGAGATTACACTGCAAGATTATTTGATGCCAATATACCAACAAACATCATGATCAAGAGAAAAGCAATCAGCGATGTGAGAGAGGATATTGCGGCAGCAGGCTTTGCGGCGATGATACCGAGAATGTACGGTGATGATAAATGCATAGTGGAAACGTGGATGATGTAAAGGATGAACCAATTGAACAGTTGCCCGGCCAAATGAACATATACGATTACCATGAGTTTCTATCAAAGGATATGAGGGCCAAAGTGGCAGCAGGCATATACAAAAGGGGCGTAGATTATGACAGATCAGGAGATATGCAGGGAATACAGAGGGGCAAAGAATAAAAGAGCTCAGATCACTATATTGGCAGATCAGCAGCTATGCACAAAGGGCGAGATCATAAAGATACTTGCAGAGAATGGCGAGGATGTGAGCACCATAAATACAAAGGTAACGGGTAAACGGAGCAAGGAGGATCCGGTGCCGGTATCGGTGCTCGATACCTTATGCAACCGGTTGGATACGATAGAAAAAGCCATTGTGCAGTTAGGCCACGATAAGGAGGCCATTGATAGAGCAATCAAGGAAAAAGAGGGCGAGTATATGGAAATTGCCAATTTTCTGAAAAGCTGCAATGTGGAGGAAAGGAGCCAAGATGGCAAAGAGATTTGAAACAAACAGAAAAACATACGAGAAAATCAAGAAATCAGATAATGAGCAATTCAAGAACTATGTAAACGAGGTATATGAGAAAGGCTATGCAGCAGGGCAGCAGGCATTAGGATTTGATATGGAGCTTGCACTTGCATCCATCTCAGAGATCAGAGGCATTGGGCCTGAAAAACTGAAACAGATACAATTGGCACTGATAGCCGCAGGAGCTAAGAACTAACAAGGAGGGGATAAGCCATGTTGAGTTGCGAGGTAAATGGAGAGATCAGGTATATTTGGAAATTCACAGATTTTGAGGAGTGCATGGATCCGAGCGTATACAAAGCAGTTGCGGCTTTCTTTGGAGCCAATGATGCAAAACACGGTGATTACTTGAGCCAAATCGAAAACCTAGAATGCAGAGTTGATGATTTGGAGTATGAAAATGAGGAGCTCGATGATAAAAACACAGAGCTTGAGGATGATGTGGAACGCCTTGAAAAGAGGGTGGAGGAGCTTGAGAAAGAGATTGAGCTCACAGATAAATACCATGATGCTCTCAAAGAGATATTTTTCAGCGCAAAGGAGGCATTAGCACCTAATGAATGAGCAAGTAAATAATTTTGATATTGAGCAGATCATGAAATCCGGCCAATGTTTCAGGATCCGGGAGATTGAGCCAAAGAAATACGCAGTAATACATCGGGAATACTGCACCACCATCACCGAGAAAGACAATGGCAATTATACATTTGATTGCACGGATCAGGAAATGCGTGATGTATGGATGAGGTACTTTGATTTGAATACGCCAACAAGTGAGATATATGAGCGGATAGAGCCAAAGATTGATAAAAGCGATAAATACCTCATGGCAGCAGTTGAATACGGCAAGGGCCTGAGAATACTCAGGCAGGATCTATGGGAAATGATGGTGAGCTTTATGATCTCACAAAATAACAACATACCAAGGATCAAAAGCCTGATTGAGGCATTATGTGAGCGATATGGCAGCAGGCTTGAGCACAATGGATATGTATACCATACATTTCCTGATCCTGAGGCCCTAACCAATGAGAAAGAGCTCAGAGAGATGGGATTTGGATACAGAGCACCATTTATTGCCAATATGGCAGAGAATGTGGCCAAAAGAGAAATTGATCTGAGCGAGCTGCAGGCGATGCCGCAACAACTAGCATACAACTATTTGCTCAGCATATTGGGGATTGGCCCAAAGGTGGCGGCCTGCATTGATTTATTTGGTCTGCATCACCTCAATGCATTTCCAATTGATACATGGATTGCAAAGGTGATTGATCGGGAATATGGAGGAAAGTTTCCAATAGAGAAATACAGAGGGTTTGAGGGAGTAGTGCAGCAGTACATATTTTTTTATGAGCAGGAGCAGAAAGGCAGCAAATGAAAATATTATCTTGTGGCGCAGGGATGCAGAGCACCGCATTGGCGTTGATGTCATGTGCAAACAAACTGATTGCTGAGAATAGAGCAGGAGAATTTGATATTGAGTATACAGATCAAGTGCCAATATACGATGTTGTACTGTTTTGCGATTTGGGCCTTGAGCCATCATGGGTGTACGGTCAAGTGAATTTTATCAAGCAGGCGTGTGAGTGGGCCGGTATTCCGTTTTATGTCTTGAAAAGCACATTGTATGAGGATTACATGAATGATTTTGGGAAAAAGAGAGTTGTATCAATACCGTTTTGGTCAGTGGATCAGGATGGGAAAAAAGGCAAAATGATGAGAAATTGCACCCTAGATTACAAAATCACGCTCATGCAAAACTTTGTGAGATGGAATTTGATGGGATACGCAAAAGGGCAAAGAACAAAGCCGGAGGATATAAAAGCACATGAGATGCATTTGGGATTTTCAAAGGAGGAGGAGAGGAGATGCAAAGAAAATCCACACAAAATGTTTGTAAACAAATTTCCATTATGTGAAATGAACCTTGTGAGAGCAGATAACTATGCATACATAAAAGATATTTGGGGATTAGATACCAAAGCAAGTGCGTGTTGCTTTTGCCCGTTTCACACAAATTATTTTTTCAGGTACATCAAGAAAAATGATCAAGAGGAATACAAGAAAACAATTGAGTTTGATCAAATGCTTGAGGATCAGCAACCAAACACAAAGATTACATCAAAATTATATATCAGCAAATCAAGGAAAAGGATCAAAGATCTCACCCCTGAGGAATGTGATGATAAAGAGTGTTTTTGGTACAAAGAGGAACTCAAGTGGAATGGATTTTAAGGAGGATAAGCAGATGGCAAGAGAGATCAGGATTGGCCAAGGCAGATCATTGGCCTTTGATGAAAGCAAAATAAAAGTATACGAGAGCATTGAGGAGTGGAGAGCAGAGGGTGAGAGAAGATTTGGCCCGGATGTAATGAAATGGAGATTTGTTTGCCCTATGTGTGGCCATGTGGCAGCAGTACAAGATTTTGCGGATGCAGGAGTAAAAGATCCGGCCAATGCAGCATACGAGGAGTGCATTGGAAGATATACCGGAGCAGGAGCACCGAAAGAGGGGCAAGATAAATGCAATTGGGCGGCATTTGGATTGTTTGGCATACCAAATGGCAAAGGCGCAATCATAATCACCGGTGAATACGATGGCAAGGATACCGGGGCACATATATTTGATTTTGCAGAGGAGGGATTGCATTGAAAAATCTGAGAGGCAGAGCAAAAGAGAGAGGAAAACCTCTTGATGATGATTGTTACAAGGCACATATCTCAGGCCATGAGTACGGCCCGGATGATCACCGCAAATTTTGTTATGGGCTCATAAATCTAATGTACGATGAGCCGCTTGATAAATACAAAGAGTGCGGAGCGTATGCATACAATGCGAAACCACCAAAGGAGGCAGATAATTGAACCTATTCACATTTGCGGCAATATGCATGGCCATGATGTTGGCCCAATACTATTTGTTTACATTTTGCTTTAGAGAGAGCGGCGAGTGTAAAAAGTTATATTTGGGCCGGTATGAGCTCATATACCATGCAGGCATAAAACATGAAATCAAGAGAGATCACAGATATATGTACGATCTCATCATTGTACAAGCAAGGCACATGATCTCAGATCAGGGATACATCCTGAGATGGCATCATACAACAATATTTGCAGGCACATTGTTTGTATTCAGAAAAGCAAAGAGTGTGCCGGAATTTAAGCAGGAAATGAGCAGCATAAAAGAAGAAATGCAAAGGATGAGTAAAAAAATAGAAAAAGGAGAGTACAAGAGATATGGAAAATACAAAGATTATGAGCAGTGATGGATTTATGCAGAAATGCAAAGAGGTAATTGTGGACTATTTCAACAACAGATCAGATAAAACGGATAAATTCACAATAACAACTGATGATGTGTATGTTGTGTGGTACGCAAAGGAGCTGCAGAACCACAAGGCACTATTATCAACAACGGTATCTGATGGAATGTATTACGAGCTTACATATAACGGCGATAAGAATGAAATTTACATGGATGCATACAAGAAGTGGGAAAACAAGAAAATTGAATTGTAAAAGGAGGATGAAAAACCATGAAACCATTGAAAATACTCAGAGCGAGGGTTGTTACGTTACCACTAAAAACTGATGAGCAGCTAATGAGAGAGGCAGGAGTTGCATGGGAAAGTGATCTCCCATGGCTGAGAGCCTGCAACAAAGCATGGGATCGTGCTGAAATATTTGTGTACAAGAATGATGAAAATGATAAACGTTACACAATGAGCGGATGGGATACCAAGGATGATGAGATTGATGCAAGAGTAAGAGAGGCATTTTGGCAGATGGAGCAGGATCCTATCATGGGAACATATTGCAATGATCGTGAGGCATTTGATGAGGCATGGCGTGAGGGCGAGTATGAACCTGCAGGAGGCATCACATTTCCTGAAACGGATATTGTAATCCTTGAGGAAACCAAAGAGGAAAGGCTCACAAGAATGATTGCAGAGCATCCGGGAATGAGGGTTGTGCCTATGGTGGATTATGAGATTGTGGCCGGTGATGATTGTGAAAAATGGGCCGGTAGCATTGGAGATTGCCGTGTAAGGCAGTACACATACGGCATCAATGGAGAAATTGGTGAAACATTCATGTATAAGAACATGGCAAGGGATTTGGTTGATAACATGGTTGAACACGTTGAGGATCGGGAGGAATACAAGAAAGCCCGGAGCAAGGCGTGGGATAAAGTAAACAAAGCAAATTGGAAAACTGCACTATTTGTGGATATTGATCTCCCTGAAATGATTGAGGATTGCCAAGAGGAAATATACAACGCCATGAAAGGTGAGCAAACAATTTGGGATGAGGTGGATGCACTGAAAATGGAGGGCGCAAATGGAGCAAGACACGAGAAAACGATTTGAGGCAATCTGCCCGGAGTGCGGTGAAACAGTGTATGTATGCAAATCATTGGGAATGGAGTTGGGTTTCCTAGATAAAGGCGTGGGTACGTGCGCGAAATGCCGCAAAATGATTGGATTGAAATTTGATTTTGAAAAGCAGGAAATGAGCACAGAAAGGTTGAGAAAGCCGGATGAAATTATACAGAAAAGATGCGCAGATATGGAAAAACCAAATACACCTCCTGCCAACAATCGAGATTGTGATTGATAATATGGTGATTATGGCACATAGCATCGAGATACAATTCCATTTTCTAGTATTTCATGCACGATTATTGTGGATAGAGGAGGAGCAGGATGGAGCAAAAAGATATTGATCAGGCATTTGCCGGTGAGAGTGTTATCTCAGGGCCGGAGATGCACAAAGAAATAAAGCAGGATATTGATCTGATAATCATTGAGATTATGGATCTCATAAAATCAGAGGAGGTTGTGGAGATAGAGGGCCATAAATTCCTGAAAATCACAAATATACCGGATGTAGCAGTTGAGAAGATCCACACGGCAGCAGTATTGGCCAAAGAAACCAATGTATACAAACGGCGTGAGGGAAAACTCCCTGAGAGATGGGAAAAGGCATCATTTAATGAGCTATATACAGAAATGTTGTACAAGATCCTGAACGCACCAACACAATTGCACATGATGTGTACGCCAAGAATAATGTTGCCTGCAATTGATGAGGCACTAAGGAGGGAATATGGGATTGAGAGAGGATGATCCGGTTTATTACAAAGTACAGATGCAGAAATTATTGGATAAGGCGAGAAAGAACGGCCTCAAGGTAGATTATAGCGTATACGATGGCCCACATGAGAGAGGTGCAAAGATACTATTCAGAAATGATGTTGGAGAATGTGCAGGGGCAACAATCTGCAAAAGGAGGTTTTGATGGATAGCGAGATTGATATTGCATGGCAGCAGGCCACCTCAATTCCTCCGGGAGATGGCCACAGAGGGGAATACATAGGCAGCAAGACAGTAAACAACCGTGTATACGATTTTTACAAAGAGAACGGCGTTTATAAGTACGAGAGCCACACAAAAGGAGGAAAAGGCTATTGAATAAGCGGCAGGCAAAGAAACAATTCAAAAAGAAATATGGGATAACACCAAAGGAGGCAGAGAAACTCCTGCAGGTGGATCTCTATGAGAAACTAAAGGATATTACCCCACGGGTAACTGAGGCAATATGCACATTTGCAAAGCAGATGGCAGAAATGTGCGCGGCAGCAGTACAAACAATCAATGAGGGTATCCCAATGTGGACAGAGGCAATAAAACGGTTTGCAGATACTCAAAGGACAGAGGAAATGCTCAGGAAATCAATACCAATACATCCTGATTTGGATGATGATCTGCTTGATAGGCTAGAGATCAGGGAAATATCAAAGGATAGTTTGGGGATGATGTGGAAATTTTATTGGGATCCTGCAAATGAGGTAATGTACGCAAAGGAAATGGAGGAAAACGATGATAAATAATTTGCTAGAAATGGCCAAAATACTCGGAGCGGCGGCCCTTGTGCTTGTATTGGCAATTGTGGTGGTTGGATTGATCGCCGTGTTAGGAATTACATTGCAATCAGTGATAGAGAATACAATTGGGAGGAAAAAGAAATGAGTACACCGGAAATGAGAGAGCTTGTGAATAAACTGATCGGAGGCGTGTGCAACCCTGAGTTTCTTGAGGCATTGGATGCATCAGGATATTATGAGGCACCGGCAGGAGCATACCATCATGGCGCATATCCGGGAGGATTATTTGATCACAGTATAAATGTATACATGAGATTGAGAGAGTTTACAGAAAAGATGGGCCTCAAATGGCAAAGAGAGGACTCACCTGCAGTGATTGCCATGCTGCATGATGTATGCAAGATATGGCAATACGATGTGGAATTTGTTGAGGAGGAGCACATAAAGCCAAATGGAGATAAAACCATTGAGGAGGTTGCTCATTTCTCATGGAGGAAAGGGCAGGAGCTACCGGGCCATGGAGATGCAAGCCTGATCCGTATCATGGAGATTGGGTGCATCAATCTCACACCTGAGGAAATATATTGCATCCGGTACCACATGGGAGCATACGAGGGCAAAGAGGCATGGGATTCGATGGATAAAGCTATCAGACAATGGCCAAATATCATTTATGTGCAGGCAGCAGATATGTTGGCATCAAAAGTGGATGAGAAAGAGGGGCGATGATATGCAGAATTTTGGAGAACCGAAAACGGTGAGAATGGAAAAGGAATCAGTAAAGATTGTGAAAGCTATGCCGGGCCGCAATTTCTCGGAAAAGCTCAGATACATTATTGATACATTTGCAGCACAAAACCCTGAAAAGGTGAAAAAGGCATGGGAACCGGCAGAAATGATTGAGGGAGGGGAAACAGTTGAATAAATGGATAGGCATGGGCCGTTTAACAAAGGATCCTGAGGCGAGATATTCACAAGGGGATAATCCATTGGCAATTGCACGGTATACATTGGCCGTGGATCGCAGGATAAAAAAGGAAAATGAGCAAAATGCAGATTTTATCTCATGTATAGCATTTGGCAAGGCAGGAGAATTTGCAGAGAAGTATTTCAAAAAGGGCACAAAGATTGCAGTTGAGGGCCGCATACAAACCGGATCATACACGAACAAAGAGGGAAACAAAGTGTATACAACGGATGTTGTGGTTGAAAATCAAGAATTTGCAGAGAGCAAAGGATCCTCAGGAGATAGAGATGCAAGAGATCAGGCAGCAATGCAAGGATACACCGATGCAGGTGATGGGTTTATGAACATCCCCGATGGCATTGATGAGGAGTTGCCTTTCAATTAGGCCATTGGAGGTGTAAAGGGTGACAAAGGAGGATCTAAATCAATTATGTGATCTCAGAAAAGAGATCAAGGAGCTCGATGATCAGATTGAGGAGCTAAAAGAGCAAAAGAGAGTTTGCAGGGATAAGGTGCAAAGCTCAATGAAAGAATTTCCATATTGCAGAACAACGGCAACAATATTCAGTGTGGATGCCAAAGCAGACAAGCAACGCCGTGCAAAACTAACTGCAAAGGAGTATACACTCCTGCAGAGGAGGCAGCAGGCAGCAGTATGGGAGGTAAAGCTCTCAGAATACATAAAAGGTGTGCCGGATAGCAAGATCAGGAGAATAATGAGCCTGAAATACGAAAAGGGGCTATCATGGCAGGATGTGGCTCTTGAAATGAATATGGATAGAACATACCCGGAGAAACTAATCACCAAGTATTTGAGGGAAACACAAGCACCAAACGGCAGCAGGTAAAGAAATATAAGCATAAAACGATAAAATGGCAAAATGAGGCAAATACCGAGCTCTCAGGGGCATAATCTTGCCACATGGCAGCAGTATTTGAAAGTTTCTCACAATTCTCGTTTTATGTATACTATAATGCTAGTAGGTGAAAATGTGTTGGCTTATCCCCAAAACTTATTTTACACTTGCACCAAGGGCATCATGCATTGCATGGTGCTCTTTTGCGTGAAAAGGGAGGCGTTACATTTGACCGATATACAGAAAACAATAAACAAGGTGCTGCTTGCACTCAGGATGAAAGGAATTGTATACAAGGTAAACACAAAGCAGTTTTTCTCAAAGAAAGATCAACGATTTGTAACCATGTACATCGTATGGGAAACAAATGAGTATCAGGATGGTGAGAAATTTTACAGTAAAGTAAAAATGTTGCTTTGGTTAGTGGAAAGGTACAAGGAGGTGGTTGGCAATGACAGTGGAGCAAGCCAAGGAAAACCTGAATGATAAACAAATTGCATTTTGTGAGCATTATGCGGCAACGCTCAATGCCACAGAGGCCGCCAAAGAGGCAGGATATGCCGCCGGAACTGCAAGGCAGCAAGGGTGCCGATTGCTAACAAATGTTTACATTACCGAGTACATAGGGGCTCTGCTTGCAGAGTTAGAGGATGAGAGGATTGCAAAGGCAGATGAGGTAATGAAATTTCTCACATCCACAATGCGTGGCGAGGTAAAGGATGCATTTGATCTTGATCCATCCCTGCAGGATAGAATGAAAGCGGCAGAGTTATTGGGAAAACGTTATAAATTATTTACAGAAAAACATGAAATTGAGGGAAAGATGGAAAGCGTTACGATTATCAACGATATTCCACGGGATGAGTAATGGAGGTAAAACTCACAGATCTCATTGCTCCCCAATTTTACAATATCCATTGGGATATAGTAGAGGGCAAGCACACACATTATAAATTATATGGTGGCCGTGGATCCACCAAATCATCATTTGTTAGTGTGGAAATCATATTGGGAATGATGGAGGATCCAAACGCCAATGCTGCAGTATTCAGAAAAGTAAAGGATACGCTTGCAGAGAGTGTATTTGAGCAGCTCCTTTGGGCTATTGATGCACTAGAGGTAAATCATTTGTGGAAAGTAACACTTTCCCCATTGAGGCTCACATACAAGAAAACCGGGCAAAGAATAGTATTTAGAGGTTGCGATGATCCAAACAAATCCAAATCAATCAAAGTGCGCAAGGGATATTTCAAATACATTTGGTATGAGGAGCGTGCAGAATTTGAGGGCGATGAGGATGAGAGAAAGATAAACCAATCCCTGATGCGTGGTGGTGATAAATATGTTGTATTTTACACATGGAACCCACCAAAGAGCCTGAGATCATGGGTAAATCAGGATGTATTGGATGAGCGTGATGATACATTATGCGATCATTCAACGTATCTCACAGTGCCAAAGGAATGGTTGGGAGAGCAGTTTTTTATTGAGGCAGAGGAGCTCAAAAAGAGAAAGCCGAGAGCATACCGGCATGAGTATTTGGGCGAGGCCATCGGTGAGGGCGGCAAGGTATTTGATAATATTACAATACGGCCAATCACGGATGAGGAGATTGCAATATTTGATAAGATCAGGCAAGGCCTCGATTTTGGTTTTGCAGAGGATCCATTGGCATACCTGAGGATGCACCTGAACAAAAAGCAAAGAGTTTTATATATTTTCAGAGAAATATGCCAAACCCACCTCAGTACAAGCAAGGCGGTTGAAATGATAAAAGCATACAACCCTGAGAATAAAATAATAACTGCAGATAGCGAGGAGCCACGCTCTATTTATTCATTCAATGAGTATGGGCTGAGGTTAGCACCTGCAAAGAAAGGCCCGGGATCAGTTGATCACGGTATCTCATACCTTGCAAACGATATTGATGAGATCGTAATTGATCCAAAGCGATGCCCTAATGCCGCAAGAGAGTTTGATACATACGAGCTTGAGAAAGATAAAAACGGCAATTTCAAAGGCGGTTATCCTGATAAAGACAACCATACCATTGATGCAGCACGTTATGGATTAGAGGGCGATATGATCATGAAGAAAGCAAGAATTGGAAAGAGGGCCAAGGTTATTGGCCATTAAGGAGGAGAAATGTATAAATTCACGTACCCGGCAGATAAATGGGATGAGCAGAATGTAAACAAAAACATTATACTCAGGCTCATCACAAAGCACGTTGCCATTGCAGACAATATGCAACTATGCAAACAGTATTATGATGGCAAGCAGGCAATCCTTGAGAGAACAAGGGAAAAGAACGCACCAAACAACAAAACAGTGTGTAACCATGCAAAGGATATTACAGATACGGCAACGGGATATTTCATGGGAAACCCAATCACATACTCAAACACCGGAGATCAGGATATTGATCCATTGCTCACTGCTTTCGATAAAGCAGAGATTGATGATGTTGATTTTGATAATGCCATGGATACCTCCATTGAGGGCCTTGCATACGAGTATGTATACGCCAAAGAAAATGAGAGCATCCCGGTATCCAAGAACATATCACCAATGCAAACATTCATGGTGTACGATGATAGCATTGAGGAAAATGAGCTTTGCGGTGTATATTACTACCCAAAGAAAAATGATGCAGATAATGCGCTCAGTTGGGTTGCAGTAGTGGCTACAAAGAATTATATTTACAACCTCGTAATTGAGAATAATACAAGTATTGATCAGGCAACAACCGAGGAGCCAATACCTCACTATTTTGGAGAGGTACCAATCATCGAGTATTTGAACAACAAAGAGGGGCAGGGAGATTTTGAGCAGCAGATCCCACTCATTGATGCATATAACAAGCTAATGAGTGACCGTGTAAACGATAAAGAGCAATTTGTTGATGCCATCCTTGTATTGTATGGATCCCTTTTGGGCGAGGATGAGGATGAAAGCACAAAAGCGTACAAGCAGTTGAGAGAGGAAAAGCTGCTTGAACTGCCAACCGATGCAAAAGCCGAGTATCTTACACGGCAGATGGATGAAAGTGGCGTTGAGGTATTGAGAAAAGCCTTGAAAGAGGATATATACACATTTTCCCACGTACCGAACCTCTCAGATCAGAATTTTGTTGGTAATGCATCCGGTGTGGCAATGGAGTATAAATTGTTAGGCCTTGAGATGCTTACAAAAATAAAAGAGAGAAACTACAAAAAAGGCCTGAGAAAGAGAATACGCTTGTATTGTAACTTTTTAGGCATGAAAGCCATTGCCCTTGAGGCAGGCAGCATCATACCAACGTTTTCAAGATCATTACCAAAGAACCTGCAGGAGCTTGCAGGAATTGTGTACAATCTCAAGGATATGGTATCACAGAGAACATTGCTCAAATTATTACCATTTGTTGAGGATCCTGATGCAGAGATTGAGGATGTTGAGGAGCAGCAGGATGCAGCAGTGAAACGGCAGCAGGAACTATTTGCGCAAGGAGTAAATAATACACCTGATGATGAGGTTGATCTTGATGGAGAGGATGAGGAAGATAATGCAACCAAATCTGCAGAGGAGAAAAAGCCTGCAGATGGAGTAAATACTCAGGCTGAGCCCGCTCCAAACAAGAAAAAGAAAGCGTGATGATGTATGAGCAGCTATTGGGAGAAAAGACAAGCACAGATCATGTATAATGAGATGGCAGATGCCGAGAAAACCGCTCAAGAGCTTGCAGATATATATGCCAAGGCAACCCGGGAGATCAATTTCCAAATCGAGGAGATATTTGATAGATTTACAGATAAACATGATCTAACAGAGGATGAGGCAAAAAGGCTTTTGGGTATGTTAAAGGATCCCACAGATATTCAGGAAATGATGGATAAACTCAAAGCGGATCCTAAAAACGCAGATTTGTTGGCCGAGCTTGAGAGCCCTGCATACAGAGCCCGTATTGAGAGGCTTGAGAATTTGCAAACAGAAGTGGATCGAATGATGCAGGATGTGTATGGCCAAGAGAAAACAGTGAGCTCAGCACATTATGCAAATACATTCAACAATGCATATTACAGAAATGTATACGAGATGCAGAGGCAAGTGGGATTTCAATACTCATTTTCAACAGTGGATTTTGAAACACTAAACCAAATGCTTTCCATGGAGTTTATTGGATCCAATTACTCAACAAGAATATGGAATAATACGCAGGCCCTTGCAGGAGATATAAAAGAGCAGCTCATTTTGGGTTTCTTAACCGGGAAAACTGAAAGCGATATGGCAGCAGAATTTGCCAATAAGTTTGCAACCGGCAGCTATGAGGCAAGGCGATTGATAAGAACGGAAAGCAATTTCCAATCAACGCAGGGCCAAAAACTAGCGTATGAGGATGCAGATCTTGAGAAATATCGCAATGTGGCCATACTAGATTTAAGAACATCAGACAAGTGCAGGGATATGGATGGCACGGTGTATCCGGTTGATGAGATGCAATCAGGATTGAACGCTCCACCATTTCACCCGTTTTGCCGTACAACAACCATTGCAGATTTTGGAGAGGAGAGTTTGGCCAACCTGAAAAGGAGGGCACGCAATCCAATCACCGGTAAAAATGAGCTCGTACCTGCAGATACAACGTATGCAAAGTGGTATGAGAAAAACGTTGCTCATGATCCAATGGCTCAGGCCGTGGAGCAAGGCATAAAACATTGGGCTGCAGATCAGAAACAATGGCAGCAGTACAGAAATGTAATTGGCAAAACGGCAGCAGGCAAAACATTTGCAGATTTTCAGGAAATGAAATATAATACTCCTGAGGTATATGAGTATACAAAATTAGACTATCGCAGGCAGCATGATTTGCAACTGCATCCACAAAAGGCAATCCCTGATTTGGATAGAAACCTGCCCGAGCCTAAATTTACCAAATACCTATTTGGTGGAACCAATACAGATGGTTTGGCCAAAGGAGAGAATTTTGCAGAAAGATTGGGATACAATGCAGATAATTGGAAAGAGCTGCAGAAAGCAATCAACAAAGCAGCACCAAAGTATCCCGTAAAAATAAAAGGCTCCAATGAGTATGGAGTGAACTACGAGCAAAAGATCATATTGTACGGTAAAAACCAAAAACCGGCAAATGTGGTTGTTGCGTGGTTTAAGGATATACAGAAAAATGAAATGAGAATGGCATCAGTATACATCAAGGAGGTGTGAGCAATTGTATAAAGAATTTGATAAAATCAAGCTAAAAGATGGCCGCACCGGTACGGTGGTGGATTTTGCAGGGCCGGATTATTTAGTTGATATTGGAGAAACAGAAAAAGATTTTGAAACCATTTTGGTTTTAGCCGATGAGATAGAGGGAAAGGCTGAGTAAAACAATAATATGATAAATGAGCATCATGCAGAAAATGCATGGTGCTTTTTTATACCCATTTTTCAGAAAGGAGGAGCACCAAATTGAAAAAACTTTTTATATCGCAGCCAATGAACGGAAAAAGCGATGAGGAAATTTTGGCAGTGAGAAACGAGGCAATTGAGAAAGCAAAGGCCCTGATCAATGAGGATGTGGAAGTGTTAGAAACATTTTATGATGATTTCACACCGGATGCAAAGCCGCTTGAGTATTTGGCGAGATCAATTTCAGACCTTGCAAAGGCCGATGTTGCATATTTTGCACATGGTTGGAATGAAAAACGAGGATGCAAGATTGAGCATCAGTGCGCAGTTGATTATGGCATTGCAGTTTTGGAGGCATAGAAAGGCGGTGATCCTTTTTATCTCCCCGGTTGAGGGTTAGAAAGCCCACCCCAAGGAACGAGGGTGTTATAAATACGGGCCAAATAAAGCAACCAATAAATGAATCAATGGGGCCGAGAGGCAATGTTGGGGCATATAGGAGGATAAAACAATGAAATATTTTAACAATCACTATGGAAAGAGCAACCCATTTTCTAAAGCAAGATGCAAAATGCCAATGAATCTGCAGTTTTTTGCAGAGGGTGGAGATGGCGGCAACGCAGGTGGAGCCGGTGGTACCGGAGATGCAGGTGGGGCAGCAGGAGCGGCAGGAGATACGGGTGCAGCAGGTGCAACGGACACCGATGCAGATCAGGGAGGCACACAAACCTTTGATGATTTGCTGAAAAACCCTGCATATCAATCAGAATTTGATAAACGTGTGGCCAAGGCCCTCGAGACTCAGAAAACAAAGCTGAGCGCAGACGTACAAACTCAGATTGAAAATGCAAAAACAGAGGCAGAGAAGTTGGCCAAAATGAACGCAGAGCAGCGAGCTCAATATGAGAAAGAGAAACAAGATGCTGCACTTGCAGAGCGCGAGAAGTCAATCACAAAGAGAGAACTCACGGCAACCGCTAAAGAAACTCTCGTTGAGAAAGGCCTCCCAACATCGCTTGCAAGCGTTTTGGACTATACAGATGCCGAGAAATGCAGTGCCTCAATTGAGGCCGTGGAAACTGCTTTCAAGGAGGCAGTGGAAAAGGCAGTTGAGGACAAGCTCAAAGGTGGAAAACCACCTAAAAAGGGCGATGGAGAAACCAAAACCCTTGAGGATCAGGTAATGAGAGCCATGATGGGTAAATAACAAACAAATAAAAGGAGGAAACAAAAATGGCATTTAACGCTTTAGCAACAGCAACAATTTTTCAGAACACACTTGATTTAATCGCAGTGCAGGAGGCACTCACCGGATGGATGGAGGCAAATGCAGGGCAGGTAATTTATAACGGAGGCGCAGAGGTAAAGATCCCTAAGCTCTCCATGGATGGTATGGCAGATTATGATCGTGATGCCGGATATACTCAGGGCGGCGTTACCCTCACATACGGTACCTATGAAATGACTCAGGACAGAGGCCGTAAATTTCAGCTTGATGCAATGGATGTAAACGAAAATAATTTCGTTACAACCGGCGCGACAGTTATGGGAGAATTTCAGCGTACAAAGGTTATTCCTGAGATTGATGCATACCGTATCTCCAAACTCATTCAGGTAGCAATTGCCAAGAATGCAGTGGAATATGGCTATACACCGGCAGCAGCAACAATCATCCCTAAGATCAAAGCAGGTATCAAACAGATCCGTGAGGCAGGTTACGCAGGTGAGTTGGTGATCCATATCAACTATGACGCATTAACAGAGGTTGAGAATGCAGCACTCGGCAAATTGGCAACAGATACATTCAGCAAGGGTGGCATTGATACAAAAGTGCCTTTCATTGATGGATGCCCTCTGATTGGTACGCCATCCAACCGTATGTACTCCGCAATTACCATCAATGACGGTAAAACCGCAGGACAGACCGCAGGCGGCTATACAAAAGGCACCTCTGCTTTAGATTGTAACTTTATCATCATGCCAAGAGTTTCACCAATTGCGATCTCTAAGCAGGATAAAATGAAAATCTTTACACCTGATCAGAATCAGGATGCAGATGCATGGAAAATGAATTACAGAAGATTCCATGATATTTGGGTACCTGAAAACAAGCAGGATTCTGTATATGCTTGTATTAAGCAGGCAAAAGCGTAAAGAGTAAAGGAGGGATAGGCCATGCCTATAATGATCAATAACAATGTTGAGAGAGTGGTACCGGATGCCAACGTTGATAAAATGAAAGCCCGGGGCTACAAAGTATTAGAGGCTCAGAAAGCGGCAGCAGCCACAATGAGCCAAAAAGCGGAAGAAATACACACACAAAATGTAAACATTGAACCTGAGGCATCTCAGCAGGCCACAACACCAACTCAGGAGCCTCAAGGAACACCGGAACCACCAAAAGCAGATCAGGATCCAACACCGGAACCTGAAAAAGCAGACGATGGAACCACACCACCGGCAGCAGTTGCCGATGGCAAAGATCAGGCAGCACAATCCACCGATTATGAGAGTATGAACGTGGAGCAGCTCAGAAAGGTTGCAAAGGAGTTGGGCGTGCAGGGTTATTCCAACATGAACCGCGCGACTCTTTTGGCCGTGATCGCTGCACACTAATATCTCAAGGAGGGCAACAACATGAATGATGTGGAAATCATGCAGAAACTATGTGGGGATAAGGGTGCAGATCTTTATCCCATCCTCCTTGAAACTGCAGAGCAGAAATTGCTCACACTAACCAACCGCACCAAGATGGTGGCCGGACTCAATGCAGCCCGGAGGGATTGGGCCATAATTGCCTATAACCGGTTAGGGATGGAGGGCGAGAGCTCAAGGAGTCAAGGCGGTATTTCCTCAGCATTTATTGAAGTGCCTGAGGATATAAAAGAAACTATTAAATTATTCAGGATTGCGAGGGTGAGCGGCTATGCGCATGAGAAAATCACTACTGAAAACGTACCAACTCAGGAGGAGAGTGCCATCCAAGGATAAAGAGGGCGGCAGTATCACCATATGGGAGGATGCGGTACCAATCGAGGCAATAATTTGGAGTGCCGGTGGGAAAATTCAGGCAGAAATGTATGGAGAGCGCCTGCAGTATATCAAAAATATGCAGTATGATGGCGCGGAAACCATGCAGGAGGGTGATGGAATTTGCGTGTATGTAGCACCTGAGCATGATCCTGATTACAAAATAATATCTATCAAGCCGGAATATACGCCGGTGCAGATGGAAATTGAGAGGATCTGATCAGATGGCAGCAGTGCAGGGAACGGAAAGCCTCATGAGAAAGCTCAACAAGATCGGTGATATTTCACCGGTAATACACAAAGCCATGAGCCGAGAGTGTGAAAGGGTAAGAGGCACCGCAGTTATGTTATGCCCGGGAAACCATGGAGAATTGCGTGGGAGTATCAAGAAAAAGGTGGAGCAAACTGAGGGCATGATCATTGGAACCGTGTATACAAATAAAAGGTATGCGGCATATGTGGAGTTGGGTACCGGTCCAATCGGGCAGGATAACCATGAGGGCATATCACCTGAGGTACATCCCGTGTACTCACAAAATGGGTGGTGGTTCCCGGGTGATAACATCACACCTGCAGATGCAGATCGTTATCATTGGCCAAGTATGTCAACCGAGGATGGCAAAACACTGTATTATACACAAGGTCAACCTGCTCAACCTTTCATGTACCCGGCATTAAGAATGAATGAGGATATAATTTGCATGAATTTGGGCGCGGCCCTATCTGCAGATATTAAAAGGAGCACAACATGATCAATGTAAAAGATCAGGTATACGATGCCATAAAAGGCATTGCAGAAAATGTGGGCGATCAATATCCGAGCAATTTTGCTGAGCTGCCTGCAGTGCAGTATACAGAGGAGAATAATTCTGTATATGAGTGGTGCGATGGCAAAGAGAGCAAATCACAATTGCGGTACAGAGTGGATATTTGGCACAACCGATCAACATCAGAGTTTGCCATTGAGGTGGATAAGAAAATGAGCGCATTGGGCCTGAGGCGCACAATGTGCACGGATGTTCCTGATCCATCACAACTTAAGCACAAACAGATGCGGTATGAGGGCATTATTGATGTTGAGGATGAAACTGTATACAACAATAACCGTTAAAGGAGGAAAAAGTAAATGTTAGCTAATGGAATCAAATTGGGCTATAAGGAAAAAGATGCAAGCGGAGATTATGCTGATCTCGCCGGCCTGAAAGAGGTGCCGGAATTAGGAAATGAGCCTGAAAAGGTAGAAAACACCGGACTTTCAGACAAAACAAAGCAGTACGAGTATGGTATCGGTGATCCGGGCGATCTCGAGTATAAGTTTAAGTATGAGAACAAAACTACCACATCACCATACAGAGTGATGAGAAAAGCAGAGGAGGATGGTAAGGTACTTGCATTTTGCGAAACTTTACCGGATGGTACAAAATTTGAGTTCGATGCTCAGGTATCGGTGAAATTAGGATCCGGCGCAGTGAATGGCGTACTTGAGTTTACTCTCAAGATGGCATTACAGAGCGAGATCACACCAACCGATCCAACAACCGTATAATTGCGGATAAGCCAATACAATAAACCTTAAAGGAGGATGTAAAGATGGGATTCTTTGATAATAAAAACGCCATGGAGGCAGCAGCAGAACAGATGGAGCAGGAGGAAACACCTGCAGAGGAGAGCAAAGTGGTTGAGATGCCAAAACGCAGACCATACGCAGTGTGGGAGGTGGGTAATACAGAGTACAAACTGAAACTCACCACAGATGCCATTGAGCGCCTCGAGAGTAAGTTTAAAACCAACCTCATGAATGTTATGGGAACCGGCAACGGCGGTATGCCTGCCCTCACTGTAATGCTTGATGTTACACATGAGGCCTTGAAAAAATTCAATCACGGCATCGGAAGAAAGGATGTTAGTGAGATCTTTGAAAGATATGTAAACAGTGGTGGATCTCAGCTCAATTTCTATACTGAGATTTACATGGATATTTTTCAGGTGAGCGGTTTTTTCTCGGATTCTCTGACCAATCAAATGGGAGAGGCGTTGGAAGATGCCAAGGATATTCTGTAAACAATCCACCTGAAACAATAACTGAAATGATAGAGGGCTTGTATCCGTATTTTCTTGATATGGGATATGAGCCCTCTTTGTTTTGGGATCTGAGTTTGGCAGAGATAAATGATCTGTTTGAGAGCTATGAGAGAAAAAGGAACCGCGAGAGGGAGCAGAAAAAGGTTGATGCAAAAGATCAGGCGATGTTTCTGTATAACCTATCAACGCAGATTGCAGATGCAGTGGCGCAGTTATTGCCGGGCAATGCAGAGCGTGAGAGGATCCCACTTGCAAAGTTTTACCCTGATTTTTTCAAGGAGGAGGCAGCAGCCTCGGACGAGGAGAAACGGGAAAACGAGTTGGCACTCCACAAGGCGCGCATGGAGGACTATGTGCATAGATACAATGAGGCCTTGAGAAAGAGAGGTGAGGGCAACGGACGGAATGACTCTTGAAAAGCTGCAAGTTATTATTCAGGCACAAACCAAGCAGTATATGGATGCTATGAATAAAGTGCAGCAGCAAACGGCAAGCACCACCAAAAAGGTGGAGAGCTACACGGGAAAAATCAAGAGTGCATTTAGTAAAATAGGAAAAGTTTTGGGGATAGCTTTATCAATCACCGCAATAGTTAGATTTGGAAAAGCCTGCATTGATTTGGGCTCGGACCTGAGTGAGGTACAAAACGTGGTTGATACGGCCTTTGGCAATATGAGTGGTGCCGTGGATAAATTTGCACAAAATGCAATTGCACAATACGGACTCTCGGAGCTATCGGCCAAGAAATACTCATCAACCATGGGATCCATGCTGAAAAGTATGGGCTTTAGAGATGCCATGGGGCAGATCACCCAAGAGGGTACAGATATGAGCTTGATGCTGACCGGTTTGGCCGGTGATATGGCATCATTTTATAATTTGTCGGGTGATGATGCTTTTGCAAAGATCAGAGCAGGTATATCGGGTGAAACTGAGCCACTCAAGCAGTTAGGTATAAATTTAAGTGTGGCCAACCTGCAGGAGCACGCTCTTGCTCAGGGTATGAGCAAATCATACAGTGCAATGACACAAAGAGAGCAGGCAATGCTCAGATACAATTATTTACTATCAGTTACAAAGGATGCGCAGGGAGATTTTGCAAAAACATCGGATAGTTGGGCCAACCAAACCAAGATACTTGCAGAACGTTTCAACTCCTTAAAGGCAGCAATTGGCCAAGGCCTGATCAATGTATTCACACCGGTTATTAAGGTGCTCAATCAGATCATCGCCAAGCTCGCAGTGGCAGCCAACGCATTCAAACGATTTACCGAGATCATCACCGGCAAAAAGAGCCAAGCAAGCACCTCAATTGCAGGCATCGAGACAAGTACAGATGCAGCAACCGGCTCGATGGGAGGCCTCACAGATGCCACAACGGCAGCAGGAGGGGCAGCCAAGAAAGCAGAGGAGGCATATCACGGCCTTGCAGGCTTTGATGAGATCAATGCACTCACCAAGGCATCAGATTCATCCTCAGGTGGGGGTGGTGGAGATGCTGCAGGTGATATGGGATTGGGTGATGAGATCGGAACGGCGGCAGAGGAAACAGATACCGCTCTCAATCCGGTACTTGATAACCTGATCAGCAGACTCAAGGAGCTCAGGGATCTATTTATGAGCGGATTCAAGGCAGGATTGGGTGATGTTACGCTTGAGCCACTTAAAAAGGCAATAGAGGGCATCAGAAACAGTTTAAAAGATATTTTCACGGATCCGGCAGTTGTGCAGGCAGCAAATGATTGGGCCAACACAATGGCATACGTGATGGGGCAGATAACGGGCTCTATTGCATCAGTGGGTATCACAATTGCAACAAACCTGCTCGGAGGCATTGATAAATACCTCGCAGATAACAAAGGCAGGATAAAAGATTTTATTGTGGATATGTTTGACATATCTGCAGATACGGCCACGATTTATGGTAATTTCGCGCAGGCAGCAGCCAATATTTTCTCAGCATTTGGAGGAGAGAACGGGCAGCAGGTAACGGCCAACATAATTGGCATCTTTGCGGATGCATTTATGGGCGTGACAGAATTGGCCGGAAAGCTGCAGAGAGATATTGCGGATGTATTCACACGGCCATTTATAGATAATCAGGGAGCCCTAAAGGAGGCACTTGATGGCACACTCGGCATTATAGCTGACTCACTCGGCACCATAAAGCAGGTGGTGGATGATACGATGGATGGAGCAAACGAGATATATGATACACACCTCGCTCCACTGTTCGACAGTATTGCAACGGGATTGAGCTCTATTACGGGCACAATAACAGAGGCATACCAAACGTATATCCTGCCCGTGCTTGATGCACTTTCTCAGCAATTTGGTACATTTGCAAATCAACACCTGCAACCAATGCTCGATAAAGCGCTTGAGGTGATCGGAAAGATAGCAGATGCCATTGGAGCAATATGGAACAACGTGCTTGTGCCGTTTATAAATTGGTTTATTCAGAACGTGGCACCGATCATTGCGGTACACCTGCAGAATATAGGCAACTTTTTCCTCACAGTATGGGGCGTGATCTCGGATGTTGTAACGGATGTTCTAGGCGCACTCGGAGGCCTGATTGATTTCATAACCGGCGTATTTAGTGGGGATTGGGAGCTTGCATGGCAGGGAATAAAAGACTTTTTCGGTGGAATTTGGCAAATGATTGTTGATTTGCTCTCGGGAGTTTGGGATGTGATTTATACCCTAATTTCGGGAAAAATCGAGCAGGCACGGTTGGTAATAGATACCGTACTGAATGCAATAAAAACCATATTTTCAACAATTTGGACCGCGATAAGCACCACGGTGAGCACTGTATTTAATGGAATCAAAACAACCATCACAAATGTGCTTGCAAATATTAAGCTCGGCATAAATACCGCACTGAATACGATCAAAACAATTTTCACAACCATTTTCACCTCAGTAAAAACCACGGTGGTGAATATTTTCAACGGTATGTGGAGCTCTATAAAAGGAGTGATCAACTCGATTATTGGCGGTATTGAGTCAATGGCCAATGCGGTGGTTGGTGGCGTGAATAAAGTCATTGATGCACTAAACGGCCTGAGTTTTGATATACCTGATTGGGTACCGGAATTTGGTGGAAAGAAATTTGGATTTAATATCCCAACCCTCGGTACAGTATCATTGCCAAGGTTGGCATTGGGCGGTGTAGTTGATGGCCCAACACCATTGATTGCAGGCGAGGCAGGAAAAGAGGCCATTGTACCTCTCGAGCATAATACCGGGTGGATGGATTCTATTGCAAGCCGCCTGAGTGAAACCATGATGGGTGCAATGAGTGGCCTCATGGAGGCATTTGAGTCGAGTGATGCAGAAACGCAGACCATCACAACGCTTGTGCAGATTGATGGCCGTACCATCGTAGAACAAACCGACAAAGTAAAGAAACGCAAGGGCTACACATTAAGCCCAACATAAGGAGGTAAGCATGGCAAAGCGCAGCAATACGGGGCTTTTGATCGTGGAGGGTATTTCCCTCCCTGATCCCTCCGATATGACACCATCCGATTATGACATATCCGACAGTGAAAGAAATGCAAATGGTAAAATGATTGCACAAATGATCCGGGAGGATGTGCATAAATTGGAATGTAAGTGGAGCAAATTGGAGGTTGATGAGTATTTACTAATCAGGAAAGCAATAAAAAAGAAATTCGGCCTATCAGTACAGTATTTTTGCCCTGATACGGGGGCACGAGGAAACTTGACAATGTACGCCGGTGATCGTAAAACACCCATACGCGGTTTTAGGGCATGGGAAGATGGAAAACCGGTATACAAGGATGTTTCTCTCAACTTTATAGAAATGTAGGTGATGAGATGCAATATGTAAGCGCAGCATATAGGGAATCCATGAAACAACTTGCTCGTAACAAGTCATACATGAAAATCAATATAGGCCTGATCAATCAGAATGCTCAGCAAAATGCAGCAGTAAACCCAACGGGGTACACGTATTATGCAAACATCACAAGCCCTTTGGATGGGGAAACAGTAGAAAAGAAATATGCAACATTTGAGAGAGGGTACGCTCAGGCAGATGGCCAAAAGATTTTCCTGCCAAGGAATAATGCAGGGGCCACGTTTTTCAATGCCGGAATTGTAACAGAGGATTTATGCACGGCAGCAAAAAAGCCGAGTGTGCTGATCTCTTTCAATACAATTGATCCCGTGGATCTGAAAGGCCTCACCATTCAATTTGGAGAATCATACCCGTTATCATTCAGGGTGGAAACCAATGAGAAAACAGTGGTTATTGAGAATAGTGGGCCACTATGCAGGAGTGAGGAAACTTTCAACAATGCAACATACATGAGGATCACACCAATTGAGATGCTCAAAGGGGAGGCCCGTTTCCGCATGGAGTCAATTACTTTTGGTATTGGTATTGTATTTGACAATGAGAAGATCATAAGCGCGAACATGAAAACAGTGATCTCACCAATATCTGAAAGCCTCCCGGCCATTGATTTCGATGTAACCATTGAGAATATGGATAAATACTATAATGTTGATAATGCAGATAGTGCAATACAGTACATGAGCACCGGGCAGGAACTTGAGGTGCATTATGGCTATCAGCTAAACGATAAGAGCATCGAGTGGGTAAAAGGCGGCACTCTATATATGCAGGATTGGAGCGCAGACGATACGCAGGCCAAATTTAAGGCCGTGGATGTATTTGAGTATATGCAGGATGATTATAAAAAAGGGCAGTATTATCCCAATGGAATCAACTTGTATGATCTTGCAATTGATGTGCTGCAGGATGCAGGACTCAGCGAGGATAAATATTGGGTGGATCCACACCTTGCAACGGTAGTGGTGCACAACCCTCTCCCGGTGGTAGCACACAAGGAGTGCCTGCAGCTAATAGCAAACGCCGGCAGATCAGTTATAATGCAGAGCCGAGATGGCGCGATCATGATCAAAACCTCATATGTGCCCGAGCTGACAGTTTCGGCAAATCAGGTGGCAGAGTATGGAGATTTACAGAGCATCATGCAAAACCTGCAGTATAACGAGTATGCAGCGTATGAGCGGAGATATACCAAGGCAGATGGAAAGCAATATTTTCTGCCAAGAAATAAGAATTATATACAGACCGGATATGTAAGCGAGAGCATAAGCAATGCAGATGGCTATTTTGCGGAAAATCCGGTGATCACTTTCTCGATGGAATCAGCGTATACATTTTATAACATGAATTTTGTTTTCGGATCAGTATGGCCCGAGGAGTTTACTATCAGGACATACAACAACAATGTGAAAACGGGTACATTTAGGAGTAAAAACGTGCAGCAGAAAACAGTGGTGAATTACACCTTTGTTGATGTTGATAAAATCGAGGTGGAATTTACAAGAGCAACACCATACAACCGCCTACACTTGAAACGGGTGGAGTTTGGCGAGGCAACAGATTATGAGATCACATATGACGATATGACAAGCACACCGGATGGAACCAAATTGGAAAAGGTGAAAGAGGTTAGAGTGGTGAGAACCATTTACACCAAGGGCACCGAGCTCAAGGACCTCACGAGCGATGATGTGACCATCCCGGCAGCAGTATCAACATATGAGTTTACTTTCAACAATGCAGTGCATGATCTGACCGTTTGCACCATCGTGAATGAGCAAGAGGTTGATTATGGGGCCATTATCGAGGAATCAGGCTCATATTTCTGCAGAGTGAAGATCACAAGCCCACCAAGCGTACCAACACCGGTGAGCCTGACAATACGAGGCTATGAGTACGGAATCACAACGGCAATGAACACCACAAAGCTCAATAATAATGGCAGCATTAAAACATGGGATAACCCATTGATCAGCTCAAATGCGGATGCTGCAAACCTTGTGGAGTGGGTTGGCGAGTATTATGCAGGAGAAAATGAGTACAAGATCAATTACAGAGGCGATCCGGTACTTGATGGCAATGATCTTGTATACCTTGAAAGCCTAGTGGTAAAGGATCTCATGGTGAGACTTGAGGAGGTAAGCCTGAAATATAGCGGCAGCCTCAGTGGATCATTAAAAGCAAGGAGGAGAGATTGATGTGGGTGGAACCTAAAACCAATTGGGCGCCTGAGGATGATGTACTCTGCAGCGATTACAACCGCATAAAGGGCAATTTGGACTATTTGAAAAGCCTTGCATTTACTTTATATTTCCCGTTCTTATTTGAGGATATGGGAGAGGATAAGAGTGAGGAATCATACCCATATGCGGATGAGATCAATAAAATCGCTGATAATTTGGAGAGATTGGCAGCAGGCAGCTATCATGTGGATGTTGGCATCAAAACGGTATATGAGGACAATGGGCCATACATAGCCTATGCAGACCTAAACCGGATTGAGAGTGCCATACTTTCACTATATAACAATATGAACCGGATAAAAGCCGAGAAATACCGGCTTTCATTCAGGTTAGGAGCAAGGAGGGATCCGTTTTGATAGTTTTACCAATGAATTTGCAAGACGATGATTATACCGGCAGTAAAAAGTGGAATCCCATCATAAATGATGATGGTACAAGCAGCTTTGAGGATGCCACTGTATACACAAAAAAAGGCGATGATTTTGGCAGTACAGAGGCCAATAAAATGAACGCTGCAATTATGGGATTTAGCTCAGGCAAGGTTACTTTTCCAACACCAAAAAGCGTGTTGGAGGTAGATGCATGGGGCAAAAAGAAACGTACAACAATAAGCGATGATATGAAAAGTATATATGAGGCTCTCTATGAGGCAGATGATACTTTTCTCGCAGGAAAAACAACCACATTTGAAAATGATGGATCAATCACAGAGGAGGTAACATTGGCATGAGTTGGGGAGAGTCTATTTACATTTTAAACAATATTCATGGAGGTGTAGCACCGAGCAACATGAGATCATTTGCGGTGCAGCCCATTGATGGAGGCGTAAAGATCAGATTTTGGGAGCCTGCAGATACAATCATTGATGGCCAAACAGTATGCACATGGCGAGGCACAAAGATTGTATACAAAGAGGGCACAGAACCAATTGAAAATGAGAACGATGGCACGCTTGTATTAGATTGCACCACTGCAGGGCAGTATGTTTCCGATGCATTTGAGCTCACCGGCCTGACAAACGGCACAGAGTACACATTTGCAGCATTCCCATACTCAGATCAGGGATTGACTAACAGAAATTATGAGAATCAGAGAGTTGTTACACCAAAAGCATATACACTTTTGGGCTTTAAAATTAACAAAGCCGATTCTAACCCGGCCACAAGAATCACATATACTGAGGGCGCAGTTGGCCTCACACCGGCAAAAGTAAACCTCTCAACCGGCGTGATGGATCTCGGAGGTTTTTCTGATATGTGGTTTGTAACTGAGAATAAACCATACATGGTATATTCAAACGGCAAGCCTGCATATGAGCTCAATCCAAATGATTACACCAAAAAGCTCGATGGTACGGCCTCCGATGTGAGCAACGCCTCATTTGATGGTAATGCAATGGCCATGATGCCAACGGTATGGCTCAAACAGTGGGAGGAAAACGGGTATGAGTATTGTAATATCTGCAGCATTCAGCTCACCTCAGATTATAAGGCATATGCACATACGAGAGCGGATGGAACCGTTATGGATCACATTTGGCTCTCGATGTTTGATGGCTCACTGATCAGCAGCAAAGTGAGATCAATCAAAGGGCAGGGAACCATGAACAACCAAGCCGGTGCAAATGAGCTCACATATGCCAAAAACAACGGATCACTTTGGAATACTAGAACATGGGCGCAGAGAAACCTCATCAATATGCTCCTGCTCCTCATGGGTAGAAATGAAAATACTCAGGAGGTATTTGGGTATGGCCATTATACGGGTGGATCAGCAGCATCAAGTTTGCTCACAACCGGTACATTATCAGATAAAGGGCAGTTTTGCGGATATTCGGCAACCGGCAAGGCAATGAAAGTATTTCATATGGAAAATTGGTGGGGTAATTGTTGGGAACGTATTGCAGGCCTCATGTATGTATCAGGTACAATCAGGACAAAAATGGTACCACCATACAACACCACGGGCAGTGGCTATGATGCAACCGGCGTGGCAATGGGTGGCACAAGTGGTGGATATTGCAGTGTTACCAAAATGACAGACAAGGGCAGATTGCCGGTAACAATGAGCGGATCAGAGACAACATACACGTGCGATGGTGGTTGGTTCAATGCATCGCAGGTTGATTATGCGCTTGTGGGCGGTTGCTGCATCTATGGCTTGCTTGTGGGTGCCTCTTGTGTGGCTCTCAACGACCTCGTTTCCTCTGCCTATTGGGCCGTTGGCGCTGCCCTTTCTTGTGAACAGCCTGCAGCGTAGCTGCCGGGAGGAGTGTGAGGGGGATCTCCCCTCTCGCAATATCTTTGAATAAATAAGCAAATCCATTTTTATCAGGGGATTTGGTGTGCGTGCAGCGCGTAGCTTGTGGCTCTCAGTGCGATTGTGGGCGGTAACTGCAACAATGGCTTGCTTGTGGGTGCCTCTTGTGTGAATCTCAACAATCTCGTTTCCAATGCCAATTGGAACATTGGCGCTGCCTCATTCTTATCAATGTATGGAGCATTAACCAAGCACACCATTTTCCTACACCTCAGGAGGTTGAGATACCTCTCTCAGTGAAAATAACGCCGATAAAGGCAGGGCCTAGTAAGTGAAAACCCACCGGCCCTGAGGCGATAAGAAAGAAAACCGGAAAAATGAAAAGTTTTAGAATAACAAAAGAAACATTTCTTGATGATGAACGCCTGAAAGAGGCATTTTTAAAGCCTGCCAAAGGAAAGAGAAACCGGGCCGATGTGGCCAAGGTACTCAATAATTTGGAGTATCACATGGAATATCTGCATAATATGCTCGAGAATGATGAATTTGTACCACCTGAGCATGAGGATGTGCTGATCAATGAAAATGGGTACCAAAAGGAGCGTACAATAAGAAAACCGGACTATAAATATGAGCAAGTGGTGCATCATGTGATTGTTTCCGGCATCAAGGATGGAGTATTGCACGGAATGTATGCGCACGTGTTGGGATCAATACCGGGCAGAGGCGCACACCTCGGCATGAAATATATAAACCGGTGGCTCAGGAGGGATCCTGCCAATACAAAGTATGTATTCAAAATGGATATACGCCATTTCTTTCAATCCGTGGATCATGAGATCCTGAAAGAGTGGCTTGCGAAAAAATTCAGAGATAAATATTTGCTTGATTTGATGTTTTTGATTATAGATGCCACTGATATGGGATTGGCGTTGGGGTATTATACCTCGCAATGGTTTGCAAATTTCCTATTGCAGCCATTGGACCATTATATAAAAGAGGAGCTGAATGTAAAATACTCGGAGCGGTACATGGATGATATTGTGTGCTTTGGGCCAAACAAAAGAGAATTGCACAAAGTACGCTATGCAGTAAATAAGTACCTAGAGGAGGAGCTGCATCTCACAATGAAATACAATTGGCAGATCTTTCGATTTGAGTATGAGCAGGAGGAAATTTGTATACAATGCGATAGCCTAAAGGATTTCAAAATATTAGATGCCACTATGGAAAAGGCAAAGATTAGGCATAAAACAAAGCTCATCAAGAAAAAGACAATGATTGTACTCAAGAAAACGGAATACACAAAGAAATTGGATAAAATAAAGCCACTGATCGAGAGGCACCATGGCCATGCTGCAGAGCAGATTGGGATCCATGGCAGGCCTTTGGATTTCATGGGCTTTGAGTTTCACAGACATAAAACCATCATGAGGAAAAATATCATGATCAGGATGGTGCGCAGGGCCGTGAAAATAGGGAAATGTGAGAGAGTATGTTGGAAAGCAGCATCCTCTCTCCTTTCATGTTTAGGGTGGCTCAATCACACCAACACATATGATATGTATTTGCAGAGGATAAAACCAAAAGTAAATATAAAAGCAATGAAAAAAGTGGTAAGTAAACACCAAAGGAGGATCAACAAAAATGAAATTGGTATGGGTAACAGTGGAGGACTACAAACCAACGCAGCCTGAGGCAATTGATACAACATCAAGCCTCACAACGGTATACATCAATAAGAATGTGAAACGGGCCACCAAAAAGGATCCAATGACCGGTGAAAGCATTGCATATTGGCAGTGTGATCGCGCGACTCTCTCAGTGGAGGAGTATGGAACATATTTGGAAATGCAGCAATTGTATACAATGCCTGAATTTGAGGCCTTAAAGAATCAGGTAACAGAGCAGCAATTGGCAATGGCAGAGATAGCCGTAAACACTGAATATTCAGTTTGTTTGCAGGAAATGAGCGCAATGTAAGAGAAAGGAGGTGAGAACACTATGGCATATAGATCAATGTTAAAACTTATTAACAACGAAAACGCTTTAAAAGAAAGCGGCGCAGTATCAGCAGAGGAGTATGCAGCATGGAAAGAAAGCTCAATGAATAAACTTGATGTATTTCTTGCTTGCAACCGTATCACAGAGGCTCAGTATCAGGAGCTCGTTGGGATGTTTCTGTAATGAAATGCAGGTTTGAATGCTTGCACAACAAAAAGGGGATATGCAAGAGGAGATCAGAGCCATGCAATGAGAAATGCAGGGAGTTTGGCCAATGCGGCGAGTGTGAGTTTTTCCCATACACCCACAACCAAGAGCCCTGCATCTCCTGCAGCTCTTTGCCCGGTAGTTTGCGCCAACCACACCTAGAAAGTGGGGCAATATGAGTATTGAGGTATCAATTGTAATTGCGGCGCTTTCTCTATCCTCGGCGGTTTATTTCAACGCATGGAATAAAAACCGGAATCAGAAAAAGGATGCCGATGAGGAAAAGAAAGAGGCCCAAAAAGAGGCAAAAGAGGAAACATCCAATAGCACAATGGTGATGATGAAACTTGAAATGATCAGTGACGATCTCAAAGAGATAAAATCAGAAAACCGCAATTTCAGAGAGGATATGGCCAACCTGAGAGAGCGTGTTGCAATGGTGGAAAGTTCGCTCAAGTCATATCATAAGCGTTTGGACGGTGAAAGAGTTGGAAAAACAGAGCAGTAAAAGGGAGGCGCAGGCATTGCAATCACCCGAGGAAAAAGCCTATGAGGCAGAGCTGAGGAGGATCGAGCTCAAAGGTAAGCAGGCAGAAAGAAAAAGGATCCTCAAGGAAAAACGAAAAAGCTATAAGCAAGCAATAAAATGGCCATCACAATCAAAAATGGCAATGTGGTACATCCTGATAAGCTGCACCGTGGTACAGACCTATTCAATGGCGGCCATGTGGCACTTTGCAGATCTTTCACCGCTTGCATCACTGATTGGGGCCACAGTAGGCGAGGGGCTCACATATTATGCATATACTGCAAAATCCAAAGCGGAAAACACGCAGGGCGGCATTGTATACGAGAACTCTCTCAAGGAATCAAATGAGGCTCAAGGATAAGGAGGCAATATGGACTATAATACAATAATTTGGTATGCGGCCATTGCTGCAGCAGCGATCATGGCATTGATCGTATTAACAAATATATTCACGCAGGTGATCAAGAAAATTGTAAACAAAGAGGAGGCACCGGCGCAGGCAGTGGTGTTTGTGATCGCAGAGATCCTCACATTTATCGCGGTGGCGATATTGTGCACAATATTTGGATTGCATATATTTTGGTACTATTGGATATTGGCATTTATTATGGGTGTGCTCGTTGCATATGGGGCCATGTTTGGCTATGATAATTTATACAAACAGTTGGCCACGGCAATCACAAACCTCATTGCCGCAATATTTAAGAAAGGCAGCAAGTGATTTGGATCATTGTTGCCTATGCGGCGATGGGGCTCGGTACATTTTTGCTATGCATGGCAACGGCAAGTGGAATTGTAAGAGATATATATGAGGGCGAGTACCCTGAGAGTGCAGGAGCAGGCTTTGTGGCCATCTCCTGCATTTTGATTTTCAGCATATTGGCAGCAATATTATGGCCGATTGCATTGATCTCGGTGGTTGTGATCTTAATCATCGACAATTTGAGAAACAGAGGTGATAAAAATGAGAACTAGCAGCAAAGGGTTGGCCCTTATAAAGCAGTTTGAGGGGTGCAGATTAACGGCATACAAATGCGTGAGCACTGAAAAGTATTATACAATTGGGTATGGCCATTATGGTGCCGATGTAAAGGCCGGCATGAAAATATCGCAGGCTCAGGCCGAGGCGTATCTTGTGGCCGATCTTGTAAAATTTGAAAATTATGTAAACAATCCGGCATATTGCCCGATCACGGCGAGCCTTAATCAAAATCAGTTTGATGCATTGGTATCATTTACTTACAATTGCGGTGCCGGCAACCTAAAAACATTATGTAAAGGAAGATCTGCAGCACAAATTGCAGAGCATATCACTTTATATAATAAATCAGGCGGCAAAGTGCTCACGGGCCTCGTAAGGAGGAGAGAAAAAGAAAAGGCTCTATTCCTCACCGGAGCGCAAACAAGCTCAAATCAGGCACCACAGACAAGCTCAGGAGGGCTCGCAAAGAAACTGCAAGGAGCAACCAATAAGAGCACGGCCAAAGCAGGATCATATAAAACCACAACGGGCCTTAATTTACGTTATGGCCCCGGATCAGATAAATATGCATCCATGGTTGTGATGCCAAAAGGAACCGCCTGCAGATGCTATGGCTATTTTTCAAAAGATAGCACGGGAGCCGTATGGCTTTATGTGGTGGCCACTGTAAACAATAAACAATATACCGGATATGCAAAAGAATCGTATTTGCAGAAATAGGAGGATCCAATGGAAAAGAAAGAAGAAAGCAAGAAGATCAAGGTATGCATTGGAGCATATAATGAGGCGGCATACAATAAATGTACCGCCAAGGTGAAAGCACTCAAGGCGGCAGGATTTAAAGATGCCAAAGTGGAGGCAGGCACCAAATACAACTATGTAATTGCAGGCGAGTATGATGATAAAGAAAAAGCTGCAGAGGCAATGAAAGAGATTGCAAAATTGGGGTATACACCCTATGAGGTAAATATCAAAGGTTGACAATGAGCCCAAACGTGTTATAATTTGGAAATATAACGAGGTTCGGATATAACGCCGAGTGCCTCATTGCAGGTTGTTCATCCGAACACCTTAAAACATCAGAAAAACGTATTGAGTGGTTGTTATTTGCATCTGAAAAGTTGTAAATGATAACCACTTTTTCGTTGTAACAAACCACATCATAAATAAAAACATCACATAATTTCTCAACAAAAGCCGGATCGGCAATATCTCCATCCCTGAATTGTTCCAACCAAAAAAGAATATGGTCATGAGTGAGCGCAGGGCGTTGTATTTCCTCTTTGGCAATCAACACGCTAAGCTCAGAGATTTGGCCCTCAAGCTCAATGAGGCGATCTTTTGTGCTATCGGTAATTATACCGGCCTCAATGGCTTTCATGATGTTATTGCGGCCTTTCTCAGCCTCAGCATATTGTTTACGCAGGCCCTTGAGCACATAGTTTACAGTATTCTTTTCTTGTATCTCCATTACCCTATCAGCAATATACTCCATCACATCATCCTTGAGCACATCCTCAATGGTATGCTTTACAACTAACTCCTCAAGAAAATCCTTTCGGAAAGTACGCAGCTCACACTTGCCTCCCTTTCTTTTCCGGGTGGCGCATTTATAATATGTGTACCGTTTGCCTGCTTTACCGTATCCACTCTCACCCACCATCATATCCCCACAGATGCCACAATGAATTTTGAGAGAAAACAGATATTTTTCTGCAGCTTTATATGATGCAGCATGACCGATCCTTGTTTTGAATTTGGAGTGGCATGATTTGAATAACTCAATTGACACAATAGCAGGGCATGGGATCTCTATATCATCATACTTGTAAATACCAACATATTTCTCATTTCTCAAAATATGGTAAATGGTGGATGGAGTGAAAGGCTTTCCATCTCTCCTGAACACACCAATGGCCGCAAGATCGCTGCAAATCTCAGGAGCAGTGTATCCGGTATCCCACATTTGGAAGATTTTGAGCACGGTTGCAGCCTCAATCTCATTTATTACCAATTTCTTATCTATTACATCATAGCCGTATGCACGGCCCCCACCATTCACAAAGCCCTTGATTGCACTCTCACGTTGGCCACGTTTTACCTTTTGGCGTAGATCAGCAACATAATACTCAGCAAGGCTTTCCAATAAACCCTCAAGGATAATACCCTCAGGGCCATCAGGAATATTTTCTTTGGCATAGAGTAGTTTTATGCCGTATTTCTTCACTTTAACCTTATTTAGGGCAATTTCCTCCCTATCTCGGCCAAATCTATCAATTTTCCAAGTGATAATATATTTAAACTGCATTTTTTCACAATCAGAGATCAGGCGGTTGAAATCATCACGGTTCTCAAAATCTGATCCTGAGATATGACGATCCGCATATATATCCACCACTTTCAAACCATTTGCCTCTGCATAGGTTTGGCAATCACGCACCTGCCCCTCAATAGATTGATCAGTTTGGCGTGGGCCCGGGGAATAACGGGCATATATAACGGCAAGATTATCAGCCGCATTGTTTACAAAAACCTCTTTCTTTTTAGCCATCAGAAAACACCTCAAATCATAACTTTAATATCACTATTTGGATTTATGGTTGGCAATCACGTAATTTACAAAGCCTTTGATCTGCACCCATTCATCCGGCGTGAACTCGTTTTCAAACAAAACAATCTCCTCAATCCCATCTGATTGCAGGGTTGGCTTTTGATCGAAACCAAATTCCTGCAACTCATCCAAACAATCATAAATCTTGCACAATGCAAAAAGGATATTAGGATCAGGATAATTTCTGCCATGCTCGTATCCATATATAGTGCTGCGAGCAATTTGTATATCATACTCGTTTTGCATTTTATTCAGAATATCATCCCATTTTAATTTGGATGAGATGCGCATATCTCTCAATTTATTTCCTAGTGAAACCTTATCCATGCCGCCACCTCCTACCCTATATATATCACAGTAATGAACAAAAAGAAATAAAAATTATCCAAAAAGGATAAAAAGTTATTGACAATTGTTAAAACGGATAATATAGTATAGTTAAATTATCCGTAACGGATAACTTTTACGAAAGGAGTGAGAACATGACAACAACAGAGGCATTGATGGACTATGTAAGAAAAAACGGCATCAAAGTGCAGCATTTAGTAAAAAATACGCAAATCCCACAAAACACATTGTACAAGTCATATCAAGGGAAAAGAACACTAAAAGATAATGAATACCTGAGCATTTGCCACTGCTTAAACGTGGATCCAATGGTGTTCTACCTTGAGAGCATCGGTGAGGAGCAGGCCAATGGTAAAAACTGAATACATCCCAAAGGTTGATGCATACATGATTGGCTCCATGTTATTGGATACCATAACAGAATATTATGCAGATCCTATAAATAAAGCAAAATTTGAGGCGTGGCAGCAGAAACGGCAAAAAGAAAAGGATGCAAGGAGGGAATTGATATGCAGCTAAAGAAAAAGCTCATCATCCTGATCGGCACCGCAACATTGGCAATGGCAATTGTGATAATACCGTGTGTGGCCACAGATGCGGATCCGGTAAAGAGGATCACCCTTGAGGTTGAAAAGATTGAAAAGGATGAGAAACCGGCAGCAGTGCAAGAGCATGAGTACATAGCAATTGAAGAAATACCACTTGATGCAGATTTGCAGGAATATATGCAGGGCTTATGTGAGGAAAATCACCTGAGTTTTGCATTTGCCCTGATGGTTATGGAGTCAGAAAGCCAATATGATCCCGAGGCGGTTGGTGATGAGGGCCGGAGTATTGGATATTTTCAAATCAATCAGATCAATTGGGAAAGAATGGCAGAGCAGTACGGATACGATGTACACAAGCCAAGAGATAACATTGCAAGCGGCATTGCCATACTCACAGAGTTATTTGAGAAATATGAGGATCCATACATGGTGCTGCTATCGTACAAATGCGGTGAGAGCAGAGGCAAGGATCTATTTGATCAGGGAATTTATACAACGGTGCAATTTGATTGCGATGAGCTATGCAGGAGAGCACAAGAGATTGAGAGGTACATGGAATGAGAAAGAAAATTGGAGAAAGAATGGCAACAATCGGATTTATTGCGTTTCTGATATTTGGATCAGCAATAGATGGGCCGGATAACAACATGGTTTTTGTATACATGGGTTGTATTGCATCATTGGCATCCATGGCAGCAGGAGCAACAATTGGAGAAATGTGGAACTAGAGGAGAAAGATGGATGAAAAAAGGCATGAAAAAAGCCCGGAGGCAACCGAGCTAATTTCTAAGCATCCGTGTGGAATACTTACACCTAAAAATAGTATACCACCGGAGCCGTAAAAAGTCAACAAAAAGGCAGTAAATACGAGGCTTTCACGGCTTTTTAGTATCCTGATAAAGATATTAAAGTTAGGTGGTGACATAACAATTTGTATACGAGAAACATATACGATCTCGGGAGAGTAAAACAGATAGAAAAATACTACCCGGGAAATTATGGGGCACCGGGGATGAAAAGATCCAAAAAGATAAAGAGAACCCCGGAGGATATAAAAAGACAGAATAAAACAAACAGATGGAAAAAGATACAAAGATTGATCATTGCTAATTTCAAAGAGGGAGATTGGCACTTGATCCTGAAATATAAACCAAAGGAGAGGCCTGATACATTTGATGCAGCGCAGGACAACCTCAAAAAGTTTCTGAGTGAAATGAGAAAAGCCTATAAAAAGGCAGGTATCCCTTTCAAGTATATCGCAGTAACCGAGAGAGGAAAAAAAGGGCAGGTATTGCACCACCATCTCATCATTGAGGATATTGCAGATCAGAGATTGATCACAACCGCATTGGTGAAAAAGCTATGGATCCATGGAAATGAGTTTTTTGTGGATTTATACGAGGATGGGGAATACGAGAAACTTGCAGATTACATTGTAAAGATTGAGGGCAAAGAGGAAAGTGAGTGGGCCACATACTCAAGATCAAGGAACCTGATCACACCAAAGCCAAAGAGAGAAAAGATACACCGAAAGCGATGGCAGCAGGAACCAAGAGCACCGGTTGGATGGTATGTGGTGAAAGATACACTATACAACGGTATCAATCCCGTTACGGGGTACCCGTATCAACATTACACAATCAAAAAGATAAATGGAGGAACCGGATAATATGCAGGTAACAATATACATTGAAACCACGATGCACGGGCCTGCCATAAGAAAAGGAGCAGGTGAGTGGCTCATCGAGTACATACGGATGAATGGAGAACCGGAAACGAGGCAAGGCATCATCCTGAAAGAAAGCACCACGGAAAATGCACTCAATTTGGAGCTCATAAATGAGGCAATTTCAAAGCTCACAAAATCATGCTCAGTACGAGTAAATACTCAATGCGAGCACATTTTGAACGTAACACAAAACTATTGGCTTTCTCAGTGGGAGAAAAACGATTGGAGGAACGCCAAAGGCAAGCCGGTGAAAAATGCAGAGTTGTGGCAGCAGTGCAGAGAACTAATAGAAAAGCATACGGTTTCATTTGGCAAGGATAACAACTCATACAAAACAGTAATGCGAAACGATTTGGAAAAGGAGATGGAAAAGTGAAAAAAGTATACATTTGCTCACCGTATGCATCGCAAGGTGAAAGAAAGCAGAATTTGGAAAACGCAAAAGAATACTGCAGGCAGGCAATTCAAAAGGGATATATCCCAATTGCACCTCATGTATTTTATACACAAATACTCAATGATGATATTGCAGGCGAGAGGGCAGCAGGATTGCAGTTAGGTATCGAATTATTAAGGGAATGTGATGAGATTTGGGTATTTGGCAGAGTATTGGGCGGCATGGTTGCTGAGGTACAAATGGCAAATAAATTGGGATTATCAGTGCATTTCATTCAAA